ACAATCATCTACCACACATTTACAATAAGTACACTGATAATGTCCATGCACATAAACAATATACCCTCCACCATTACATCTCTTGCATTCTGTATTCATGACTTACCCTTCTTCTTAGGAAAACCCTTCTTCATATTAGAATAAGCTTTAGCTGTTATTGTACTCTTACTCTTTGGCCGACTAGTCCCAGCTTTCTTCCTAGCATTTATATTCTTATATAAACTCATGCCTTGTTCCTTTTACTAATTGCTTTAGCTTTAGCTCTGGCACTTGCTTTAGAAGAAGCACCCCAAGCTTTTAAACTCAATAATAACCTTGTCGGTTTGCCTTTTGAATCTCTCTCTGGGCCTCTCATGTTGCCCATCCTAGCTAAGAACGAAGCCCTACGAGGATTGTCACCAGATTTAACAGGAGCTTTGAGTGTGCCACCCTTATAACTAGCTCTTCCTTCAGCATTCAAACCACCTTTGGGATTCTTTCCTGCTGATCTAGTCCATGCTGGTGTTTTCATTTTTGAGCCTTTTTTAAAAAAAATGCTAGTGATAGACATATTACTGTAAGTACACTATGACTTTTCCCCCCCTGCACGTTATTGACACACTATCAATTAGTCCAACCTGATGTCAACTTTAATACTACCCGCATGCAAATGCATATGCTTATCTGGCGCTTTGAAACCGGCCCTATCAAGGATGTCTCTGCTCGCCTCAAGCTGTACATACTCACTTCTTGCGCCTGAGCTAAGCGACATAAGCTTATGACTTGCATACGTAGCACCTAAGCCCAGAGTCTGCGAAATAGCTGTCTGCATATACGCTTGCACCTTGGCAGTCTTTAACGCCTTGCTAGCACTTACTCTACCAGATTCACCTTCTGCATAGCCAGCTATTTGGCTTGCCTCTTTAATAGAACACCCCTTTGCTACGAGTGTATCAACAAGCTTCACTTGCTTTGCTGTTAATGATAAGCTCAGATCTGTCATACGCCATCCATCCTCGCGTGAAAGTTTGCACACTAGCTAGCCATTGTCAACAGCCAACCAAGTAAAGCATCAAGCTCTATTTCCACTTGAGGGAATATTACAACAGTTATCTCTAGGTTTACATCTACAACCTATGATTTCAGTTATCAAGAGCTTGATCCCACATTGTAGGTCTACCATACTTCTAGCTTTGCAATCAAGAGCCTTGCCAGTAGCATAACAAAGCACTCTGCAACATACTTATGTAAAGTAGTCATCAAACTATACATACTATAAGAATACTATACAGGCGCAAATACATCAATTAATTGCCCAAGGTGTAGGGTTGTCTAGAATAACTGGCAGTCCTGATTCTACCAAGATTCCTTCCATCTATTTAGGTCATATCATTCTTGCCAGTCTCAACCTCACAAATCTTTAACAGAGTCGCAAGGCAACTCCGAGCAAAGCTCGTCGACTAAAGACCTTGCGAATCAGCAGGCTCCGGCCTCAAGTGGCCTCCGTTAAAGACATGTGCTGTTGTTCCTGTCAATAATGACATAACCTACCTAGACGGAGATAATCATGGTAAAATCAGTACAACCAGTTACCCTAGAAAACGCAACACTTGTGCAATTAATTGATGCATTTGCTCAACATACAACTAAACATCACGATGTAAATGACTACTTTACACAAGCATGTTACAGAGATCTTTGTTACACTACTAACAATTCTCTAGATTACAAAGCCAGAAGCATGGCAGACCTACAATCTGAGATAAAGGACTTGATACCTGAGGCAGGATCAGAGGTCGTAGATGTAAACCTAGAGAAAAAAGTTATAATATACCATCGCATGGAAATAGAGCGAGAAGCTTTAATTGATCGGCTTACCGCAGTCAAGCAAGCATACAAGACTTTCTCAGGCGAGGAGTGGATGCCGAACTCCAGATCTAAGTTAGTCAAGAACAGCCAAGCAATCTCAACTGATGCTAGGAGGATAGCAGGGCTTTAGCCCTCTATCAAAGAGGTAAGCTAAACAGCTTACCTCTAACCCTTACTAGTAAGGTTTTGCCGTTGGTTAATAACTCTTAATTAATAACCAACGACATAATCTTAAAAGTGGAGAAGGAAATGATACAAGATATTATTGCAACAATTATTTTAACTTTATTTATAATTGTTTTATTAGTTGTAACGTAATGAGTAATTGATTAGACTATAACATATAACAAAGGGAGAAATGTTATGCCAAAACTATCATCTATTATTAAAGAACTTAACTCAGAAAATGCAGACCCAATGTCTGCTATAGTTTCTATGTTAAGTGATGTGCTTGACTCACCACAGCAAGCAACAGAATTTTTTGCAATGCTTAAAAATATAGACAATAGAATATCTTTTTCAAATCTAATTAGTATGTACCAACAAGATGACACTATGATGGCTCAAGCTGTAAGTGTGTTAACAATTAACAACATAGAAAGGAGGTGGATAGACAGAGAAGTAGATGCAATAGATGACTGTGAAGTATTTAATCTTGAGCAAACAGTTAGAAATGCTGATATAAATTATTTTAATAAAAAGGGAGAAGACAAATGAAACTATTAACTAAAAAAATTCGCACTCGTTTACTTGATAATCATAGAGCAATGATTGACCCAATAGATACTGAGCTTGCAGTCTGCAAGTTCTTTCATCCATTTAGTAATTGGACTTGGTTTGCACACAGCATGGACGAATATGATATATGTTATGGCTATGTTGTAGGACATTACCCTGAGTTTGGTTATTTTTCTATTGAAGAATTAGAATCAGTTAAAGTTGAGCGTGATTTATATTATTACCAAGAAACTTTTAAAGAAATTAAAGCTAGATACACTGAATGTGAAGCATCAAAAAGGAGGATGGTATCATGAATACCCCATTTATTAACAAGATTTTAAATTCTCACCCAGATTTTGATGGTGCTGATTATGATTCGCTAAGAGATAAAGGTAGATTAATGACACAAAAGAAATCTATCTTAGATTATATGATAAATCATGCTGAAAAATGGGTAACACTTAGGCAAATAAGTAAAGCTTGCCAAGCTCCAGAAGCTAGTGTTAGTGCGCAGTTAAGAAACTTTCGCAAAGAAAAGTTTGGTTCGCATACAGTACATAGAAAACATGTGAAGAATGGTTTGTTTGCCTATCAATTAGAACTAAATGAATCTGTTTCTGGAACTGTCTAAGCAAAGAAGAAAGCAAGGTGTATCACAAGCACATCTTGCTTTCTCTATTGGAGTAGAAACGTCAACCTTGCAGAGATGGGAGATGTGTAGTAGAACTCCAAGCTTACACAACTTATTATCATGGGTAGAATCTCTTGGCCTTACGCTCACGCTCATTGAAAAAAAGATTACAGAAACAAAAGCAACCAAAAGTATTTAAATGTGATGCTTGTAATAGTATGACTGAGTATTTTGTCTGCCCTGTTGCAAGCATAGAACCAGTAAGACATTATACAATTTGCTTAAACTGTTATACGGAGGACGAATGGCAAGCAAGAGTCGCAACAAAGGAAACTATCATGAAAGATGGTTTGTCAAATGGCTTGAAGCCATCGGTCTTAAAGCGAAAAGACAACCCCTCTCAGGATCTTTGGGGGGAGAATACAGTGGAGACATCGTCGTTGAAATCAAAGGACAACGATTGGTAGCAGAAGTAAAGTACAGAGACACAAGTAATTTCCCTAATCCTTTCAAAGTGTTAGACAACAGGGACATTGCATTGTATAAAAGAAGAAGGGGAGATCCACAAACATTAGTAATAATACCAGGGGATTTGTTTGCAACTTTAATAAGGGAGGAAAATAATTAATGTCATTTATATTAATGGCTGAAGTAATGAGAATAGATATTAAAGATCCATTAGCTAAATGGTTGTTGTTATGTCTATCAGATTATGCAGATGAGAAAACACAAACTTGTTTTCCAAGTGTAACTACTATAATTAAACGTAGTGGTATGAAAAAAACTTCAGTTCATTCTAAATTAAATTGGTTAGAAGAACATGAATACATTGGCAGATTGTCAGGTAATTCTTATACTTCAAATGTATATACTGTTCTTCCTAACCTAGTTCGCCAGACGAACTACGTAGTTCACGAGGCGAACCCTAACCTACCAAGTAACAAAGTTAATAATAAAAAGAGGCTAAAGAAAAAGTCAAAGCTTAGTGATGAGTGGACACCTAGCACTAAGTTACTTGAACGCATAGAAATAAAGTTTGGGAGTATTAAACATGACGATGAAACAGATAGGTTTATCAACTATCACCTCGCAAAAGGTACAGTTTTTGCGGACCCAGAGAGAGCGTATTGGAACTGGTGTAGGAATAGCACTGAGTGGAAGTCAAACATCACAAGCTTTGAAAAGTTTAAAGCAAACAAAGCTACCGATAGAAACGGACATAGCGATGGCTACTTTGCTGGACTCTCTGACCAATTCCAGAGTGAAGATTGACTTCGGTGACAGCAAAAACAGAGCTTCACTTGAGGTAACCTTAGAATCAGAGGACGTTTATAAGGCGGCTAGGACAGGCTTTCTTGAAAGAATGGTTCCATTACCAGAAGAAGAGATCCTTGCCCGTCTAGTGCGCCTTTCTGCGCTTCTCAAGCCACCTTTCGGAGAGACTGTAAAGGATATGAAGTTTAGAATGAAAGCTGTGGCACAAAATTTAGCAGATGTTCCTGCTGATATTACTATCTTTGCTATCAATTTAGTAGGAGATAACTGTAAGATCTGGCCTTCTTGGTCGGAGATTGCAGAGATAGTAAACTATAGGAAACTAAATCGTCAAAGACTTTTAGATTCTTTAGACTACCAATGGCTAAAACAACAGGGAGAATAAGATGAAACAAAATAATAAAAAAATTAAAACACCAATGTGTAAAGATTGCAGTGACAAAGACACAGAGTTTCTAAAGAAACATCCTAGTGGTGAATATATTTGTGAAGAATGTTGGGAGGTTAATTATGGTTAGTGAAGCTTTTGTTATAGGGACAGCAACCTTCTATAGTTTTTTAGTTGTACTTAATTATCCTTCACTTGAAGAATGCACCCAAGCACAGTTAAAAATTCATGGAGATAGTCAATGGTACACAGAAGACATGACTTGTTTTAAAACTTACAAACCTATCTATCAATCAATCGCACCACCTTTACCAAGACCATTTAACTTAGGTGAATAAAAGAGGGGGGGAACGCCCAACGATTCACCCCCCTCTTTAACAGAACAAGCCAAGAATTAGGAGAACGTTATGGGCAAAACTAAATTTTTAAGAAAGCTTAAAGAGAATGCAGAATCTGGAGATAAAGAATACTATCCTTATCCTTGGGGCAGAGAAATAAAATCTAAGAAAGAAGTTACTCTACCTCCTATGCCAGACTTCTCAAGGATAAGAAGTGCAGAGTCATTGTCATTTGTCCAACCAAAAGAACAGCCACCAAAGAAATGGTCATTAAAAAATATTTTTAATTGGTTAAATAATTGACACTTTTATAAAATAAATATAGAATAATATTAATGATTAAGGGGAGGTTTTCATGGAACGTAAAGGATTTATTGGCGGCTCAGACGCAGTGCGTATTATGCAAGGTGACTGGCTAAAGCTATGGCAAATTAAAACTGGTAGAGAAGAGCCAGAAGATTTGTCAAACAATTTTACTGTACAATCTGGCGTACATAACGAAGCCTTTATATTAAACTGGTTTGAAAAACAATATACTTTAGAACTTACAGGTTATCAGAAACACTTTCGTGTAGTACATAATGGAGTCCCATTAAAGGGAACAATAGATGCAGAAATAAAAAATCAAAAAGCTATAATTGAAGCTAAAGAAACTTATGATTATAACACAATGGAAAAACAATTAGAAAGATACATGCCTCAGATACAATTTTATCTTGCATTAAGTAAGCTTGACACTTGTTACTTTGCAAATAAGTTTGGCAACAGAAGATGGGAGTGTATTACAGTACAAAAATATTTACCTTACATTGATGGATTGATGTCACAGATTTATAATTTCTGGCAGTATGTTATTAATGATGAATGCCCAGAAACTAATTTAGAATCTAAACAAATTGATAATGCTAATAATGTATTAGTAAATAATATGATAAGAAGAAATGGGAGCAAAGATAATTACTTTACTACACTAGCTGATGAGTATGTTAAGTCACAACTCAATGCTAAAGATCATGATGCAACTAAAAAAGAATTAAAAACTTTGATCGCTGATAATGAGCGAGAGTTATATTGTGATAAGCTATCGTTACGCAGAGACAAGCGTGGCTCAATAAGAATCATTGTTAATCAGGAGGTAACACAATGACTGCACAATCTAAAACTACAATCTATAATGCTTTGCATAAAGCACAAAAACAATTCACTCCACTAAAACAAACAGGCAAAGCTCAGTACGGCAAGTTCTTTACGCTTGTAGATATAATGAACTCAGTTAAACCTGCTTTAGATGGAAATGATATTATTATTACGTTTACTACAAACATAATTGTTAGTGGGCCAATGCCTTTTGACCAGTTGACTACAAGATTATATCATGTGCCTAGTAACACAGAGATAGTTAGTCATATTAGATTACCTGATATGAACAAAGGACCACAAGGTACAGGTGGATCTATTACTTATATGCGTAGGTACACACTACAAGCTATGCTTAACTTAAAACCAGATGATGCAACAGAAGACGATGGAGACTTTGTATCTACTGGGAAAACCGCACCCAAATCTGGGTGGTAAAGGAGAATCAAATGACAGAATATGATAACACAAATACAGGTGCAGTCTTTAAACCGTTTCCTAATAATGAATTTATATTAGAAGGAAAGCTTGACATTGAAAAAGCACAACATAAAATTGTAGTTATAAAAGGTAAGACTAAAGATGGCACACCTATTATGAAACTTTATACAGAATTATGTTGCTTATTTCCTAATGATAATGATAATGCAAATGCACCACAATACAGTGGGAATTGTATTGAAAGATTCCAATTCAATGATGATGAAAAAGTAAGGCTTGCATCATGGATAAAAGAAAAGGACGGCAATAAGTATATGAGTTTGCAAATATCTACAGGCAATAAACCAAAAGAAAAGTTAGAAGATATTACACCTAACATTGCTGAAGATAGCATTCCGTTTTAGTGTCTAAGAGGTGTCTCATCTTAGACAGAGGAGTTGGTTACCTCCCTTACCAACTCCTCACCCCAGTTAGAAACACAGGTAATTGAGAGATTCGCAACCGTTTAGTTTCTGTGTTTCTATTTAACAGTGAGAATATAAAATGAATCGTTATGAATTTTTAAGAAGAGTATCGGATACTGTTCAAGATAGAGAACAGACGCATGGGAAACCATCAGATAATTTTAGAGACATTGCTTTAATGTGGCAGACTTATCTAGGAATAAGTATTAAAGAAGAACAGGTTGCCTACATGATGGTACTATTAAAGGTAGCTAGATCAAAGAATAATGGTAGAGGTCTAGACAATTTAATAGACACAGCAGGATATGTTGCTTTAGCTACTGAGTTGATTTACGGAAATTTAGATAATCAACTGCTTCCTGAGGATCAACAAAGCATTGATTCCAAGACAAAGGACTAGGGTTGTTAGGGTCAATCACTTGAGCTATTGATTGCCCAAACTTTTGTTGGTCAAATCCTTTTACCATTGCAAAAGTATCATGGTATTTAAACCCTCTAGCTCTAGCTAACCATGCTACATTCTCTTGCTCTACTTGTTCATTGCAAGCTAATGCCCAGTTATGTTTATGTCCTGAGATATACAAATGTGCATTGCTTTTAAACTTCATCATTTTAGTTTGAGCGTGTAGTGCATTCCATTGAGAATGCCCCGGCATATCATGAGCAACATGAACCCTGCAAGACTTACCATTAGGAAAGTTTAAACTTATTCTTGCCTCCCAATCCTCATGGATTGTATGTCCTTTCTTCATCCATCTAATAGGATCTCCAGACCCAGACCACATATCATGATTGCCTCCTATTAATATAAGAGGGTCCATCTTTTCTATTAACCATTCAACTAATTTCCAAGATGTACTTTCTGAATTGTCTTGTTCTGAATAAAGTCTAGCTAATCTACCTACCCAGTTGTTAGATAAATCTCCAAGAGAGCAACCATAAACATTTTCATTCTCTTCAATCAAAGCTAAATGATCTTTAAGTGTATCCCAATCACAAAAGTTATCATCAATGTGTGGGTCACCCATCCATAACAACATGATAGGATCATTGTTCTTCATAGTAATGTGAATCCATTTCTTAGATTCTTTATGTTCTTTTCTTTTTTTAAATCTTTTATGTAAGATATTAACTAACTCATCAGCATCTAAATCATCTTCAATATCATCAGGTAAAGAATAATTTCTTTCTGTAGCTCTATTATATCTATCGTTTAAAGTTGATCTTGGAATCCCAGTGGCTCTTGAAGCTTCTGTTAGTGACCCATGCTCGTCTACTAGTTGAATTGCCTGTAAATTTTTATCCATAGTTTATGATAATTCAAAATGTGGACCATCAATAAATGGTCTTCTACCTTGACTCCTTCTTTCATCTATATAATAATTCATTGCCTCTTCCATACTGCCTGACCAATCTCTTATGTCTGGTACGTTCCAAGCCGCCCCCCATTTTATACTAACATCAGATTCTATTGCCGCTTCTTTCATTGCATCAGCAATGTTATCATATAAATTTAATTCCCAAGATCCTCTTGACCCTAGATAAGCCATAAGATCTACAGCCTCACCAGTAATATGACGCGACTTCATTGTCTGTGAAGCCCCTTTATTTACAAGCTCTCGTTGCTCGTCTTTAGTTCTTATGCCACAGATTACTCCGAAATCAATAGATGTAATACTTATAGCTTTAGAAACAACAAGATGTAATTCATCTTGAACACCCTCTAACTTAGTTAAACTTCTTGATGATAATTGAAACGCCATTAAAATTCCTTTTTTAAAAAGAGTATTTTGCTTTAATACCAAATTTTTTGAATAAAGGGGTTGACTTATTTATATCTAAATTAGCTGATGGAGTTATAGTAAGTCCATTTTTTTTGTATGCCCCAAGTAATAAAGGCAATGGACTTCCTCTGTTTAATTCTTCACTCATACTTAAATCAGTTCTAAATATATTTGTATTGTAAAGAGCAGAACTAGACTCAGTTTCTTTAGCTAAAGAAACTGTTGGTAAAGATATTTTTTTTGTATCACCTTTTGGTTTCCCCCAATCTGCTCCAGTAATTAATGGTGTAGAAACTTTAGATGTATCATATCCTTTNCCTGTTCCTGTTAATGATGCCGGTCTTGGCATTGGTTTAACAGTAGTCCCTTTATCTTTTAGTTCTTGCTTTTGATAAGCAGTTATATCTTTAACTGACTCTGACTTACCAAATGCATTATTAACTTTAACTTCTTTAGTTAATGACTTAACAGATTTAGCTTTAGCTTTAGCTGTTTTAGATTTAGTAATTGCAACTTTAGCTTTCTTAATTTCTTTAGCTTGTTTCTTCATAGCCTGTGCAGACATTACCATTATTTTTTACCTCCAAAAAATTTAGTAGCTGATCTTATTCCAAATGATGCGGCAATGATAACACCAAAAGAATATGTGTACCAACTAGGGGCTTGCTCCAAAGCATCAAACCCTTTGAATGCCATCTCTCTTGTAGTGTCGCTAATNAAGCATAGAATAAAAGGAAAAGATATTAACAGTGTAAGCCATTCATCTTTCCAACTTGCTTGTGTTGCTTTCATTGCCTCTAAGTCCCAATCAATCTCACCAGTTAATTGTTTCTTTTGGATCTCAGCTTTAACTTTTTGTGTAGCTACTTTACTTTCCATATAACTTGAAGCCAAGCTACCAACAGATCCAAGAACAGAATTTACTACATTAAACATATCACCTTCCTTTAGTTATTTAATAAACATCCAGTTCTCTTGCCATATAATACAACTTATATACACGATTATAACAATAAGCCAAAAGAAAAATGAATATCTATCTGGAGTAAACATATTGATTTGTCAAAGCGTTAGCATAAAAAACAATGGCAGTAACCACAACAATAGCCAGACCAAGCACAACAGCAAGTACACCTATAACCTCCATTGTTTCATCAAGTTTCTTTTGTTTTACATTAGCTAAAAGCCTAGCTTGTTCTTTAGCTTCTTGTATTCTTTTTGCACGTAAGTCCACAATAGACTTGAACGTACCATGCCCAAACCTTTGGTCAATAAGCACTCCCATCTGGTAACGATGTTCTGCCGCAAGCTTAGAATTAATGACCTCATGTGCAACACCTTTAATGCCAAGCTGATCCTTAATAGAAACTCCATCTTTTCTAGCTCGGTCTTTACCCACTTGTTGTTCGCCATCAAGTAAGTCTTCAACCGCACTAACAATTTCGCTTGCATCTTTTGCAGTATTAATTGATTCCTTAATAAATGATACACTCTTTTGAACAAGAGCAATTCCTGTAAGAACTTCAGCAAACATATTATCCCCTCATAACTAAAGAGATTAACAATATAATTGTTGACCCAGCACTCCCTATAAGAATCATTTCCAAACGTCTTAAAGATTTAGTAAGCACTTCTAACTTCTGGTCAGTCACTGCTCTATATGTATGAAACTCACCTTCAAGTTTTATTAGTGCTTGGTTGCTCATATGTTATCCTGTAAATTTATCTGCGTCAGTGATTGCTTTATCTATGACTGTGAAAGATTCATCAGTCCAATCAGTCAAAGCTTTTTGATGCTTGAGATAACCTACACTACGAGTTACTCTTTCTTTTTTTTCATCATGGGTTAGATCATGCCCAAAGTCTGCATCCGTAGCGTCACTACCTTTAGCATGGGTGGCAATGACTACATTAATTGTATCTGCTCCATCCAAGCAAGCTTTGTGAGCCTGTGCTATTGTTTCTGCTGTTCTTGTATCTGCCATTTTATTCTCCTTTTTTATTCCGTAGCCCAAGGCATACCGTTTGAGGTTGCTTGAGCAGCTATTTTGTTAGTAATGTTAGAAGTTATAAGAGCTTCATTAGATGCACCTACACCGTCAGCCTTACACCAAACTAATACGTCTGCTTTAGTTAAGTCTGCGTATGGTGTAAAACTTGATGCTGTATGGTCAGGCGTATCTTGTTTTCCATCAGAGTCTGTGTGTAAGTATGACCCTGACCGACTATGGCTAACTTTAGTATCGGCATCAATGCCACTACAATGCCACTCAACTTTATATACAGCACCTGTTGAAGTAATTTTGTGCATATCTGCTACAGACCATGTAAATGCAACTGCCATTTTATTCCCCTTTTAACTTAGTTACTTCGGCCTCTAATGTTGTTACTTTTGCAGTTAATTCTTGTACAGCTTTAACTAAAGGAATAACAAACATCTCCCTAGAAACTTGTTGAATGCCATAATGATCTTCTTTCCAACCACCAAATTCAGATACACCTGCTTTATCTAAAGCTGTTTTAACTTCTTGAGCAATGAAGTTGTGCATCACTACACTAGTATTCATTTCATTATCAGCTTCTTCTTTTTTATAAAGGTGAGCTAATTGAGAATCAGAGGAATCAAGTTCATGGTTTGCTTTCCAATTATATTTAACTGTTCTTAAATCGTTAATAAAATCTAACCCTAACTTTTGATCTGTAATATTTTTCTTTAATCTTTCATCAGAGGAACGTGACCAGTTTGCATCTGCATCAAAATCATTTGTTACAACATTAGAAGCTTTACCAAAGGAAAAGTCATTTGCGGCAACTGTAAATCCAGAGCCAATGGCAATACCGTTTACTTGATCTACAGCGGCAGGATCAACAGACATTCCAAGCATAATATTATTATTACCTGTCGTAAGTGCATCACCTGCCTTATAACCTGCCATTAAGTTTTCATACCCTGTTGTAGTTCCACTACCTGTTTCTGTACCGATAATGGTGTTTCTTACGCCTGTTGTAACATTTTGGCCTGAATTATATCCAACAGCAGTGTTTTCGCTATTTGTAGCTGAAGCAAAGTTTTGACTTTGTAAAGCACCCCAACCAATAGCAGTTGTTTGACTCCCAACATCATCTGCTGTTAAAGCAAACCCACCTATTGCAGTATTATAGCTACCAGTTGTTAATGCATCTCCTGTTCCAGAACCCATTAAAGTATTGTTAATTCCTGTTGTAACTAATTTTCCGCATTCAAAACCAACAACCGTATTATGAGTAGATGTAGCCGAAGTAAAGTTTTGAGCATTTAGGGTAGCATACCCTATTGCTGTACTCCTAGTACCTAAAGTGTCTGCTGATAAAGCAAAAGCTCCAACAGCAGTATTATAATCAGCATCAGTTAGAGCATCTCCTGCACCACCACCAATAATAGTGTTCTGTATGCCTGTAGTTACAAATTTCCCTGCATCATACCCAACTGCAACATTATAATTATCTGCATCAGAGTTTTGTGTTTTTAAAGCCGCAAGTCCTATAGCTACGTTTCTTCTACCTAAAATTTCTGTAGATAAAGCTTCTGCTCCGATAGCAATATTTGTATGACCTGTAGTAAGAGCATCACCTGCTTGATAACCTACCGCAACATTATAATCTCCAGTAGTAATAGCAGTTCCTGCTTCATCACCTAATGACCACATTATAGTTACCACCAGATGCTATTGAATTACCTGCGTTGACACCTAATTTTACATTTGATGTTCCTGCGGTCTTTGTAACTAAATCACTACCTGCTCCAATTTCAACAGCTCCTGTGCCACTCTGGACTTTAAGATGAGTTTCACTACCATCATCATCCGTAACTTGGAATAAAGGGTAGCCATTTGCACCACTTGCCGCATCTTTAATGTGGATTCCGTAAGGAGTTGCACTTGTAGTGTTTTGGAAAACAGCTATAAAATCACCACCACCTGCGTAAGCCTGTGTAATTTTTCCATCAATGTCTACCACGTCTAAGTTAGTTGTACCATCAACGTCTAAATCACCAGAAACATTTAATGCACTTAAAGTGCCTAGAGAAGTTACATTTCCTTGAGCCGCAGTTTGTAATGTACCTGTTAAATTACCATTAACATTCCCAGTAACATCACCAGTAAGTGTCCCAACGAAACCTGTAGCTGTAACTTTACCTGTAGATGGATTGTATGTTAATGTTCCATCAGACTCTAGCCCAATGTTACCACCATCAACATCACCACCTGCTGTAAATATAAGAGCATTATTTTCATTAGTGCTTTCATTGTCAGTAATAGTTACTGTAGTAGCAACTGCGGCAGTCCCACTAGTGTTTTGATTCCCTGCTGTGTTAACCCCTGGCAAATCTATATTTGCACTACCATTAAATGATACACCACCAATATTTCTAGCAGTTGCTAAAGTTACTGCTGTTGTTGATGTACTTGCATTACCAGTTAAACCACCAGTAAAATTAGATGCTGTTACTGTTCCATTTGAAGGGTTATAATGTAACCCTGTATCTGTTTCAATCCCTTGACTTCCTGTTGCTCCATCTACAAAAGTTAAATATACAGTTTCATTTGCTGAGTTATTTGCTGTAGTTGTAACCGCTGTAGCTACTGCGGCAGTAGTTGCGTCTACTGAAACATAAGAATTTAGTTGGCTTGCAGTAATATATTTTGTTGTTCCACCATCATCAATTAAAAATTTGTCTGCATCGGCAACAGTAATTCCTGTCCCATCTGTTGCGCCATCAACTTGAATTGAAGCCCCAGAAACTTTATCAGCTGTAGTTATTGCATTTAACTTACTATCTGCAATAGAGCCAGCTAACATAGAATTTTCTACAGAACCGCTTGCTATAGTAACTGCACCACTTGATGCCATTGTAACATCACCAGAAACAGCTACTTCTTCGTAACTTGTGCCATCACCAACTAAAATTTTACCTGCTGTAACATCTGGCATAATTAATTTACCAAGAAAAGTAACATCAGTTCCAACAATTCTAACTGCAACAACTTCAGAATTATTAGCCATACCTCTAAGTTCTAATCCACCATCAACACTACTGTCAGTATTGTCTGTTTGATAACCTGAGACTTTACCAAAATTTATATAACTGCCACTAGCATTTTTCCCATGAAAAGCTACAGTTCCAGATCCTGAACGTGGCAAAGAACCAGTATCCGTATCATAAAAAGAAAAGAAAGGATTAGTCCCTACAGCATAAATATCATCACCACCCCCAGCTGAAGGTGAAATAGTAACAGTATTTGCTGTTGAAAGATCATTGCCTTCAACTTCTAAAGGCCCATCAAAATGAACAAGCCCATCTCCATTTGGAGTAACAATTAAATTCCCATTAGTATTTGTTGTACTAATTGTATTACCATCAATAGTAATATTGTCAGCGACTAATGATCCACCAGTAATTGCACCAGTGAGAGTTAAAGCATTATCACCTATAGCATTAAAAATTGTAGTGACTGTTGCACTATTCCCAACTGCTTCTACTGCTCCTGTTGTAGAATGAAACCCAAGTATTTTCCCTAGCCTACTTGCTTTGGCTGGTACAGTCATAGTTGCCGCATCATCAGTATCAAGCAGTCTAATTGATCTATTTATTTTATCTTGTTGGTCATCAAACAATGCAGTGTTTCTATCTAACTCTGTGTTTAATGTTGCTATAGGAAACGCGCCAGAAGTAGGGAAATCAGTAGTACGTTTAAAAGCTATCTCTCTATAGATAATAACTGTACTGCCACCAGATGCACCAGTAACAGACATTGCTACCGCACCAGTAGACCCACTTCCGCCACTTACTGTGTAGTGAGTTGATATAGATTTTGTTGTCCCATCAAGAACAACTTTCAAATCAGCAGAATCAAAGAACTCAAAAGGTACAGAGAAGCTAGTAGTGGTAGCTCCTTCACTAACACTATAAGATACTCTTGGGGATTGGTCTGTTAAATCTATGGTCATAGCGGCACTATACCCTTTCTTGTTTTTTTATCAATTAAAACTTACCATCTTCCTATTACTTTATTTAGTTCTCTCATTTCATTTTCTAAAAACCAAATTTTCATAAAAGGTAAATTTCTTGCAAATCTTTCAGTACCTTCAGAATTACGTCCATTTATAAAATCATTCATGCCTCTACCATATTCAGTTACTAAAGAAGCTGGAGCGCCTAATACTTCTAAAGCCGCATCAAAAGGTCTTTCTTCTTCATCTCTTGATATAAACTTTGGTTTAATCCCAGTACGATTTTCGTATCCAAGATTAACAGAAGTAGATAATCCTCTATAAAATAAATCTGAATACATAGAAGCTAAACCAGAATAGTCAAACACTCTCATAAATTTATCTTGGTTAGACATGTTTTCTAAAACCCAAGGTCTATTTCTATATCTAAATTGTAACCCCATATAAGCTAAACCCATTGCGGCTGTAATGCCTATAGCTTTACTTTTAAGAGTATCTTGAGCTAAAGATGCAGTTATTTTATTTGCCGCCCCAAAAGAATATGACATAAAAGCAAAAGGCAAAGACATTAAACCATTTTCTATTCTTGAATAACCTCTAACTCTTTTATCCTCTTTAAACCCAGGTACAAATTTAGCTATTTTCCAAGGGACATACATTACTCCATCCATTGCAATAGGTTTATCAGAAGGAGAAGCCATAATAACTGTATTGAAAATGCCAGCGTGCATAGAGTTTTTAAATTTATCTACTGTTTGCAATGAAACACCAGCCTCTACCCATTTACCACTGTTAGCTAAATATAAACCTTTATCTGCATTTCTTTCCCAAGGAGCTTTAGTAGCAATTTCAGTTATTTCATTTTGTCCTAGTCCCATTTTAGCCATCATAGCTTTTGTTTTTTTTGTTGCTTTTCCACTATGAATAAGAATTGCATCTTCTACAATTTGATGCGCTCTTAATATAGACTCTAATCTTTTAGCTAATGCTGTTGCTGGACCTAAAAGATTTAAAGCATAAAAACCTTTTTTAACTTTACCAGATACTTTGTTATACATTCCTCTATCAATTCCACGACTAGACATATCATCTATTAATCTCATAGATTCTAATTGTTGTAAAATATCTATTGCTTGCCCAGCGTATCTTCCCTCTAAAGCATTTAATGATAATTTTTGACCATCTAATATAGAAAATCCAGCTTTAAAAAAAGCACCTGTTTCTCTTTGCATTACTATTGCCGCATAATCTGTTAAAGTAGCAAACCCAGCAGAACCTAAATAAGTTAAACCAGTTAAATCATTTAACACAGCTCTTATTTTTTGATTTAATTTCGTAGGATCATGTGTTACTGAAGTTACAACACGTTCATACATGTGTGTAAAATCTCTTACTGTAGCTTGAGCTGTTTTTTTACCAGCAGATTTAACAACATCATTGTAAACAATGTCTAATACTTCATCAATAGAACGCCCTTTAAATGTATTTTTAAAATGATACTCAGGTGCAACTCTAGCTGTATAAGATTTCATAACATTAATAGGATTTTGTTCAATAAAATCCCAAACAAGTTTATTTGGAATATCTAAATTTCTATGTCTAGTATGCTTAGAAGATGTACCGCTATAAGAAACATCAAAATTACCTTCTGTTTCATTTAATATTTTAGCTACTGTATCTTGCGCTCTTTTATTAACACTTGCATCATCATATGGTAGTAAAACTTTTTTTCCTCTTTCATAAATAAAAGGATTATCAGAATAATATTTAGCAATAATTTGTGTAAACTCTTCTCTTCTTGCTCTTATTTCATCATGATTATAGTAACGAGCAAAGAAAGATGTTTCATTAGAAGGCATAGAACTAACACCAATATTGTTGTCTATATCATCTTGAAGGTTTTTTATTTCTGTTTCATATTCTTTTATTTTCTTTTTGTTAAAATTTATATCTCCTTTAGTTGGGCCTCTTTTTTTTAAATCTGCAATATGATTTGTTAATCTTTGTATTTCAAGTTTCATACCTTTTGTAGTGCCAATCATATTTACAGAAATTAATCTTTCTTCCCAATCTTTCCAAAATTTTTCTAGTATTCTTATTCCTTCTAACTCTAAATCTGTTGCTCCATTAAAATCTTTTTGAACTAATCTTCTATTTATATTAGTCATCCAAGCATCAAGTGGCTTTCTACCGCTAACATTATAATCTAAAACACTAACAAATTTTTTTGATGGCATATCTTTTGAATATAAACCTATTAAATCATCATGAACTTTTACCCATAAACCATGATCTGTATTTGCTTTAATGTTTACAGAAAAATCACTAGCAATTCCTAAATTATTTTTATTTAATTTAAAAGCATGAGAACTACCTAAATTATTAAACATTTCTTTTACATTGTCGTTTATTTTTTCATTTAGTAATGTTCTTTTTTCTGGAGTTGTTATTCCTTTAAATAACCAACTATTAATAAAAGCCCCACCTCCAGATGTATCTATTGAATTAGGATTTTTTATAATAGGAATACTTTCAAAATCTATATCTACTCTTTTGCCACCTCTTACAACAGAATATTGTGTTACTTTTTCTCCTGTTGAATCAGTTATTGTTTTTGCACCTATTCTCCCACGAATTTCTCCTTCTATTGTCCTCCAAACAGGAGCGTCTGCAAATTCATTAGCATGAGAAGACATATGTTTCATATCTTCTATAATAGATTTTGCCATTTTTGCTTTAACACCATTACTAATTCCTTTGCCAAGTCCAGCAAAAACACTACTAAACAACATAGCTGAACCAGTAGTAACAACTGCCTCTGTAGGTTCAACAAGAGGATCATTTATTGTTCTAGCTGTTTCTAATGGGGCAATAGTAGCTCCTGTTGTTGAAGCAGATCTAACTATAGCTCCGTAAATAGATTTACTTTTTAAAATAGGAACAAAAACAGTTGCAATATTTATAGGATCTAAAGCAACAGCTAAGAGCCAAGTACCTACAGAGCTATTTTCAACAGTTGAACGTTGTTTAATTCTTTGTTCTGCACCACCTACAATTTCAAAAAAATGTTGTTCATCTCTACTTTGAACTAAACTAGGTTTTAAATGTATTAAATTTGGATTATTTAAAATTTCTATAACTTTTGGATTATCAGAATTTGAAGCACTCCAAGCATCATTTGGATTTTCATTTGGATCAAAACCTAACCTCATAGAAGTTTTTGCTTCTGTAGCAGTAGACCCATAATAAATTCCTATATTAGATCTCCAAACTTCTGAAACAGATGATTTAGATTTTTCAGATAAATCTATTGCGTCTGGCTTTATTGGTATAGATGGTCTATTAAAAATTTTAATAGTTGAATTATTATCCATTAATTATTTCCATCAAGTGAAATAAGAGGAGAGTCAGATGGAAAAGCATTTGTAGGAGGCGGTCCTCTAAAATTATTTCCACTATAAAAATTAATAAACCAATTTCTTTTAGCTTTACTTATTGAATCACCTTCTCTTTCTATTTTTCTTAGTGATTGTTCTTTAGCTTTTTCAAAATCGTTTATTGCTTTTTCTTCTTGATGTGGTTGTGCTAATTCAGATAAGTTTATTGTTACACCATTAATTTTCCCCATATAAGAATCAGTTAATATTTCATTAGCTTTATCTGAATTAGATCCTATATCTTTCCATGTTTCTTTAATTTTTCTATACGCTAATAGTGCGGCTCTTTCACTTACATAAATTGGAAAGCTATATATAGATTTATCTTTTTCTATTCGTTTAAATAATTTTTCTATATCTTCTGGAGTGTCAGTTGGCATTATTTTACCATCATATACAGTAGGAAGCATTACATAAACAGGCGTTTCTCCTAAAGACATTTCAAAAGTTGCAGAATAAACAGTGCTTAAATTATTGCCTTCTTTAACAAATGTATTTTCTGCAATACTTTTATAATGATGTTCTGTTAAAGGGTCTAAATCATATTCATCTTTTGTGCTTCCTAAAGGAAAAAATGAATCATCATTTGGACCTCTAATATATATTTGCATATCAGGAGAACCTACTGTTTTTTGAAAATTTAAAGGAACAGATCCTCCTACATCTATTTCTCCTGTATCTAAATAAGATATTTCATTACTTACTGGTTGTAACCTTACTTCGTAAACAGGATTATCAGAAGATTTATTATATGATGTAAAAGGTATTCCTCCTACAAAAGACGCAATAAAAACATTTGAATCTGATGCTTCTAAAGAAGAATCAAAAATTTTATCTCCTACTTTAATATTAATATTTGAGCCTATGGGTAAACTAAGATATTCTCTAACTTTATTATGTATATCATTTTGAATTTCTAATTTAATTTCTTTAGAATATTTAGCTAAAGAATGAGAAGTAAAATTTGTTTGGCTTAGACTATTAGGGTTTTCAAATATTAAATTGCTTTCAGGATTTTGTTTAATATATTTTTCTTTTACAAAATTAATTATATCATCTTCAGTTTCCAAAGCTCCTAAAGCAAAACCTATGTTTATGTCATTATTTATTTCTTTAAAAAATACAGAATTAAATGTTGGGTTAAATTGATTAGATTTTTTACCAAGAGATTCAGCTATTATTTTATTCAATCCTTTACTAACATTATTGTCTTGTTGTATATTAGAAACAGATCCTCCCAATACAACATTAGCTAAATTAGCTTTACCATTTTCCATATTTTCATTAACATTATTAAGAACATTTTTTAAATTTATACCAAAATCAATTTCTCCAGCAAAATCAAGTATAGATAAAAATCTTGCAATATCTTTATCTTCTTTTAAAGATTCTGGGAAAATATCTATAGCAACTCCATCAACAGTATAATTTTTTAAACCAAGTATAAATTTAAAAATACCTTTATCTTTATCATAAACATTAATGTCAGCTTTGCCTGAGGCAATTTCTTTAAAAACTTCAAGAAACCCTTCTGAAAAATTTCCTTGTTCAAGTAACCTCAATGTTGTAGCTTGATCATTTTCAAATTTATTTGACAAATAATAATTTTTTCCTAAACTAGGAAACAATTCAGTTATTGTTTCCCTATCAAAAACCTTACCATTTAAAGCATCAGATTTTATTATTTCTTTTTTTGTTTCATTTTCTATAACAGTTGCTCGTTTTACTAATTCAGTAAATATACCAGTATATACATCTTTAGCTTCTTTTTCATCTAGTTTAAATTTACTTAAAGATTCTTTATAATAATTTTTAAAATCTTCACTTACATCTTTGTTTGGTAAAGTTGGATCAGTAATATAACTTTTTAAAGAATTCATTTGATCTACAGTAAGATTATCAACAAGTTCAAACATATCATTAGCAACTCTAAATTTAGCTTCTAAAACTAATATTTCACTTCTTGCTTCTAATGCTTCTGATCCTTCTATTAAAGGATCACTTATTGAATTTTCCCCTAAACCAATTCCAATGTGAATTTCAAGGTTTTTGCGGGCTTTATCAACAAGAGTTTCAGATCCACTATTTCCTGATTCAGAAAGTGCTTCTGTAAATTCATTAAGTCTTACGTCATATATTCTTTGCCAATTATTTTGAGCATTAACCTTACGTTTTGCTGTTTGTATTTTATTTACTTTTTTTACTTTATCATAATAATTTTTATAATTTCTTTCAATTTCTTTTATTTTATTATCTACACTAATTAAAGCATTTTCTGATGGAATGTTTAATTTAGAAACATTAAAATTAGGAGGAGGGTTGTCTATATTAAATTCTGGTGCAAAATTTTTAAAATCTTCACTGTTTAAAAAATTTTCTGTTTTATAAATACTTTTTATAATAGTTTTTAAGTTATTTATATATGAATTAATTTTTTCTTTATTTTCTTTTGTTGTTCTTTCTTCAGATCCAAGGCCTGATAAACCTGTTTCATAAAGATCAATTTCTTTAATATTCATTAATTCTGAAACAACAGAACTAGCAAAAAATTGATTTATTAAATTTTCCGTATATCTATTAGTATATGATATTTGTAAATTTTTTGTTGCTGTAGTTATAGAACTAATAAGTTTATTGTAATCTGGTTTTGAAAAACTTTTAGAACCATCATTTAAACTGTCTTTATAACGTTGTTCAATTTGATTTGTTACATTTTCTAATTTGTCTAAATTATTAGACATTTCAGACAAAGAAGATGTATTATTTTGTAGTTCATCTATTAATTCTTCTTGTTCTAATACAAATTCAAACTGATTAACTTGTAAACTTTTTGTTTTTTCGCTTTGTAATTTTTCTTGTTTTTGTTGCTCTTCTTTTTCTTGTGCCTCTCTAGTTTCATTTCTTGTTGATACATCGCTTGTATAAATTTGTTGTAATTTTTTTGTTTCTTCTTCATTAAGATCTAATTTTATTACTAAATTAAGTAACCTATTACCTTCTTCTCCTAGTTCTACATTTGTTTGTTTAAGCTTAATAGCGTTTATAAGAGCTTCACCTTTTACTGGATCATTTGATATTTCTTCACTATCTAATACCTTTAAAAGAAATCCTCTTGCATAAGCAAAAGCTCCTTGTCTTTGTATATTATCAACACTATCTTTAGGTATAATATTTGCGTTTACAGCAGATTGTAAACTTT